CCAGCATGAGGTTCCGGCTCACAACGCTAACACTCATAAGTACCTCGCCATCCACTATCTCGGTGTGAACGGCGAGAATCCAGACCTCTATGGCGGTGGCTATGGAGGTCATTTTTATGTCAGTAAACTTGGTGTCTGCTATCAGGCAGCTTTGGTTACCGACAAACTTTGGCATGTTGGCGCGTCTCCTGGTTTCCATTATATTCATCCGGATGCCAGAAACACAAACACTATCGGTATCGAGTGTGCAACATACGGTTCAAATGGCCGATGGTATTTTACAGAGGAAACGCAGAAGGCTTGCGCCCATCTGGCAGCTTGGATCATGCAGGAGTACAACATACCGTTGTCAAATCTATTGATGCATGGAGAGATTACAGACAAGCACTGTCCCTCTCCATACATTGACAATCCAGGAGATGGTCCAAACTGGACTTGGAAGAAGTTTAAAGAAACAGTGGCGGCTTATCTTGGTGAAAGTGTTCCGGAAGAGGGAGGAGTAATAGTGGAGTTTAGACAAATTCACAAAGGCGATAACAATGAGGATGTCGGCACCCTTCAGATTTGTCTGAGAGGTCGAGACTATAAAGGGGCTGATGGGCAGCCGATTAAAGTCGATAAGGATTTCGGTGACAACACTGAGTTCGCCCTCCTACAGTTCCAGAGAGATCATGGTCTCAAACCGGATGGCTGGTGCGGACCGCTTACTTGGCCGGTAGTACTCGGTAAGAAGGAGTAAGTTATGCTATCCAACACAGCGGTCCCAAAGTATTATGGTCGATTCCGGGAACAAGTCCTTAATGGAGAGATAGCCGTTTGTTATACAATCTCTATGGAGATGAACCGAATCGATGACCTAATTCGTGATCCTCATTACTACTATGACGATGAGGCCGTTGAGGGTTGGATAGCGTATTGTGATAACGAGCTAACGCTAACAGACGGTCGAGACCTAAAGCTACTGGAAAGCTTCAAGTTATGGGGCGAACAGCTCTTTGGCTGGTATTATTTCACAGAGACAAAGGTCTATAAACCATCGAAAAAGGGGAAGGGTAAAGGTCGATATATTCGGAGACGTAAGAAGCATAGACTAACCCTTAAGCAGTATCTGATAGTTGCCCGAGGTGCAGCTAAGACTATGTATCTTAGTACAATCCAATCATTTGGATTAAACATTGATACCTCGACAACCCATCAGATTACAACTGCGCCAACTTTAAAGCAGGCCGATGAGGTTCTCTCCCCAATCCGAACCTCCATCGTTAGGTCTCGGGGCCCTCTGTTTCAGCTCCTTACGGAGGGCTCTTTACAAAACACAACAGGTTCAAAAGCCAATAGACAGAAGCTTGCCTCAACAAAAGACGGTATTGTGAACTTCATTACTGGTTCTTTGCTGGAGACCAAGCCCCTGTCTATTAACAAGCTTCAGGGTCTTAGAACTAAGTATGCCTCAGTCGATGAATGGCTTTCAGGCGTCTTACGTGAGGACCCAATTGCCGCAATTGAGCAAGGAGCAGCTAAAGGCGGTATCGATGACTACATGATTCTGGCAGCATCATCGGAAGGGTGTGTTCGTAATGCGTGCGGTGACGACATCAAAATAGAATTGATGAAGATTCTCAAAGGAGAATACTATGCGCCGCATGTTTCAATCTGGTATTACCGCCTAGATGACATTCACGAAATCAATGACCCGGAAATGTGGATTAAGGCTAACCCGAATATTGGTCTTACCGTTACTTACGAGGCTTATCAGAGAGATGTTGAAAGAGCAGAACATGCCCCAGCAGCTCGTAATGATATTATTGCCAAGCGTTTCGGAATCCCCATGGAGGGTCTTACTTATTTCTTCACCTACAATGAGACACAGCCACATAGACACAGGACTTTCAACGGAATGCCCTGTTCTCTTGGTCTTGACCTGTCTCAGGGTGATGACTTCTGTGCTGCGACATTTCTATTCCCACTCCAACGAGGACGATACGGAATTAAGTGTCGAAGCTACATTTCTTCCAGGACTCTTGATCGACTACCAAGGACTATGCGTGAGAAGTATGGTCGGTTTATGCGAGAAGGTAGTTTGGTTGTTCTTGAAGGTACAACAATTGACATCATGGAGGTCTATGACGACCTGGATCGTTTCATAGAAGAGAATGACTATGATGTTGAGTGTCTTGGCTATGACCCATACAACGCTCGTGAATTTATCGAAAGGTGGATGACTGAGAATAGTGAGTATGGCGTCGAGAAAGTTATACAGGGCTACAGAACAGAGTCGGTTCCGCTTGGTGAGTTGAAAGACCTTGCTGAGGACCGGCTTCTTTTGTTTGATGAAGAGCTCATGGTTTTCTGCATGGGTAACGCATCAGTAATAGAAGATACAAATGGTAACCGTAAACTTTGCAAGAGTCGATTCGACGAGAAAATCGACAATGTCGCGGCCATGATGGACGCTTACGTTGCATACAAGCTTCATAAGGAGGACTTCGAATGAGTAGTTTAAGCCATCATGGTGTTAAAGGCCAAAAATGGGGTGTTCGGAGATACCAAAACAAAGACGGTACACGAACTGCTCTCGGTAAAAGACGAGACTTTGAGCGAACTGCTTCCAAAGTTGTCGAGGATGCGTCGAACTCGCCAAAGCCATTTGTGAGAAGACCATTTAACAAAGATAAGATTCGTCAGCGTGGTCTAATCACCCAGGCAGAAGCCGATCAGTGTGCCGGTCTTGCAGCAGGTGTATTCAAACAGGCTTCTCAGGCGGAACCAAAGATTACTAGTGATGTAATTGACGTAGTATCGTCAACCAGCGCGAAGATGTACGGTCTTAACAATCGTCTTAAGCAACCAACCTCAATCGCGGCAAAGATTGGAGCGGACGCAAAAGCTGACGGCATAACTTTCGAGCAGGCAGCAGGTGGCCTAAAGGATGCAATTCGATACACCGCCGTTTCTGATAGCCGTGACTACGTCGACTCGTATAATGCAATCAAGCAACGACTTGAGGAGAAGGGGTATACTGAAGTCAAGTGTAAGAATTACTTCCAAAAGTATCAAAATGGAGAAGTAATGCACAAAGCGGTCCAGTCGACTTTCAGAAGTCCGGACGGAGTTGAGTTTGAATTCCAGTTCCAGACCCCCGAAAGTCAAGCTGCTAAGGAATTAAAAGTACCTATTTACAATGAGCGGCGTAAAGCTGGCAATACTCCAGAACGGAATGCCGAACTTGAACTGGAGATGCGAAATCTTGCTGAGCAAGTCCCTGATCCAGAAGGAGTATTTGGAATTGAATCACACAGTGGAGTAACCAACATGAAACATTCATCACTTTCACACCATGGCGTAAAAGGTCAGAAACACGGGGTCCGTCAGTACCAGAACGAAGACGGCACCTTAACGCCGCTTGGACGCGAGCATTATGGGTATGGCGATTCAGAATCTGGCGGTGGCGGAGGAGGTTCTTCCGATCAAGATGAGATTGGCGAAATCGACAAGATTCTGGAATCAATGCGCAATCCAAACGGTGAGCATACCAGCTATGATTCAGATCGTCTTGACCATCTTGCTGAATCGGCGCTCAATGCAGCAAAGCGAGCACAAAATCAAAATGAGGCCGAACTTCTTAGAAAGAAAGCCAAAGCTCTCCAGGAGATGTCGAAGAAAGTCAGGAAGTTTAATCCGATCGAACATTCTTCCATGACCGGAGATGGTATGCTTGTCGTTGATGGAACTTTATATTTAGAGCATCACGGAGTTAAAGGTCAGAAACACGGAGTTCGACAGTATCAGAACTATGATGGGTCGCTTACTTCGCTTGGTAGAATCCACTATGGTTACGGACAAGCCCGAAGTAAAGCGGAACCGATTGTCAGCAACGCTCTCAAGAAAACAGGACAGGCAGCTGGCATAGTAACCAATGCTTTCAAAGAAGCCCGTCAGGCAGCAGCCGCAGCTAGCGAAGAGCGTCGCGAACGTAAACAGGCCAAGCTGAAAGAGAAGGCTTCAAAAGACCGGTCAAGCGTTCTTAGGAATCGTAATCTCTTCACAACCAAGGAACTTGAAGATCTGGAAAAGCGCTTTACTGCTGAGGATAAACTCCGTGCAAATGTTCCAGATAAGAAAGCCCTTCGTAAAGCTGCCTCTGACCAGAAAGCCGCCGAGAAACTTGCTGAGCGTAAGGAGAAAGCATCCCAGACAAGAGAGGGTGTTCTCAAGAACAAGAAACTCTTCACCAATGAGGAGTTGAAAGCCCTTAGCGAACGCTTCAATACTGAAGATAAGATCAAGCAGGAATCTATCGACAAGGGCCTTGCTGCAGTTAAGAATCTTGCGAATGCCGCACAGAGCATACAGACGATTGTTGGCGTCTTTGAGGATGTTAGTGGCGTTAACATCAGTCCGATCAAACGAGCTCAGGCTGAGCAGAAGAAAGCTTGGGATCTTGAAGACCGCCAGCGTAAGCAGAAATTTGAAGATACCAAAGAAGCTCGTGAGGAAGGCAAGTACAAGCGGGAAGAAGCATCGGCTGCAGCGAAAGATAAGCGTGACATTGAAACCTGGGAACGTGACAAGCAACGCGCCGACGCAAAAGATCAGCGTGAAATCGAACAAGTTGAGTATAACCGTAAACGGGATCGAGCTAAGGATCAGCGTGAACGGGCAGAGCGTCTTATTAAGAAACGGCAAGATGCCGAGGATCGTAAACGGAAGCTGGCACGAGAAGACGCTGAGGATCGTCGTAAAGCTGCGGAAGAGATTCGAAAGATTAAGAAAGAAGCTGCGGAAGAAAGACGTAAAGCCACTACTGGTAAGAATCTTGCAAGGAAACAGAAAGCTGAAGCCCGCCTTGCTGAGATTAAAGCGATTGAGGCAGCTATGGGTTTATCTAATAATGAGGACCTTACTGATTTCGAGGAGTGGCTCAAAACTATCGACCCGACTTGGACTCGTCACGATTCCTTTGACTCCGACTACATAATTCAAAATGGGGTATTGTTGGTAAATCCTCAAGGTAGCTCCTTGGCTCATCATGGGATAAAGGGGCAGAAATGGGGAGTTAGGCGATACCAGAATTATGATGGTTCTTTGACTAAGGCTGGTCGTGAACGATATGGGACGGGCCCCGAAGCTCGGTATAATGCCTCAATCAACGAAGACGCAATCCGCGCTTCTGGACATAAGTACTACGCCAATAAGCATCCTAAAAATAAGATTGGCTATAACGATAATCCAAAAGATGCAGAGAATGCGGCCGACAAACGTCGTAGCGAAATAGCCAAAGAGCTCAGAAAGATGGGGTTTAAGATTTCTGAGAATATGACCGCCGAGGAGCACGAGGCAGCAACCGCTAAGATTCTTGAAAAACCTTATACGGAAAAGAGACCTCTGACCGCCGAAGACTTCCGACAGATTCCGGATCGATTCAGGGTTGAGGCTATAACTGATAAGGAGAAACAAGAGGATAGAAAAAAGACCATCGAATCTGAGCTGAACAAGGCGGTTAACGAAGACTCCTGGCAACTTGATTTCCTTGAAACTATCCAGAATGACTGGTATTTGGATAATGATCATCCAGGTGCTGCGCAAGCACGTCTTGCCGAATACAAGAAATACCTAGACGACCCAGAGAATTACCATCATAATCACCACGCCGATGAATACCCACCGTCTGTAACGACAAAACGCAATACTTGGGATGCTGCGTCTAAGGTTTCTTCTATTCCTGAGACCGAAACTAAGATGGAGTACTCCAAGGAGGAACAGAAGCAGCGTTTGGCTAGAGCCAAGAAGGATAATCTATATGACAATGACTTCATGGAGGCGACGGTTTACTGGGGCGATGACAAAGGCTCAAAGGAGAATTTGGATGCCGAATATGAAAAGTATTTGGCTAACCCCCAAAAGTATCTTCACAGCCAGATAACACCAAGCGAGTATTGGGATAGGCTAGATAGAAGCGGTCAAAGTTGGGGGGTACGTAGGTATCAAAACCTCGATGGTAGCCTAACGGAAGCCGGCAAGAAAAAGTATGAAAAAGCCCAAGAAAAGAAGCGTAAGACTGTAGAGACAAGGGTTAGAGCTTTACAAACGGCAGGCAACTATTCAGCGGTAGAGATTGCGAAGATGCTTGGTGTTTCCGAATCAACTGTTAGGTCTGTTATGGCTGATGAAGGTCTTAAAACAAAGAAGCAAAACTCTCGTTACGGCCTTAATATTCCAAGCGACTATCGCCAGCAGCCTGGTTATAAGAAGAAAGCCAAACACTCTTCACTGGAATCCAACTACATAATTCAAAATGGGGTACTTATGATCAATCCCGCAGAACGGAGGTAACATCCTATGGGTTTAAGAGATAGGTTCTCTAGAGCATGGAATGCTTTTAGGGGAAGAGATCCGACATTTCATTACGACTACGGAAGTGCATCTCGGC